ACGTTCCACGCCAGCTTCATCTGTCTTTTTTGGCCTGCGGAGCCGGAGCCGCTGCATCAGGTGCCATCTCTGTCACCTGCATCACCTCCATGGTGCTGCCTTCCTCGCACCCTTCCAGAGTCTGCGTAATGGCGTGCTCGCGTGTATCGGCTTCAACAGTCGAAACCGTAGTCGGACCAGTCGTGCGAGACTTCACTTCATATGTCGGCATGGTCTGCTCCTTGGTTAAGGACCGGTAGGCCCAGTCACGGCGGCAATCTCGTAACCGGACGTGTTGACGTCCAGAATGTCGTACTCCTCACCTGCAGCCGCCGACTTCGCGACCGCCGACATGGCTGACTCTCTGGTCGAAGCGACAACGGCCAAGACGCCAGTCGGACCCTTCTTGCGCTGTCTGACGTAGAACGTAGCCATGGCTCTCTCCTATCCTGGCCCACCACCGATAGGTGGCGGACGCGCACCGGGTCCAGGCAGCGCGGGTGGGCTACCAACTGTGTTTGTGGCTTGTGATGGTGCTTGTGACAGTGGCGTGGGCTGGTTGCCCTGCGCCTGCGCTGCCCCTTCCGGTCCACCGGGAGGTGCAGGGCCACCGGGCGGAGCACCACCGGGGGGAGGTGCGCCCCCGGGTGGCGGGCCGCCCGGTGCTCCGCCTGGAACTTGCGCCTGGGATGCTAGAAAGCCCGCCGTAAGCTCCGACGAAATCTTGGAGACACCTTGCTGGACGCCTTGCTGGATGCCTTGGTTGACACGGTCATTAATCGCCTGGACTTCACCCTGCTTGTCCTTGGCCTCTTGCTTCTTGACCAGTTCTTCATCGGCAGGCACCACCTTGTCGCCTTCAAGGCCAATGGTCTGCGACACGCTACGTAGCACCGCGCCGCGTCCCGTCATACCCATGATTTCCATATCAGCCGGATTGTTGGTGTTCTGTAGAAATTCGAGTTGACGCTGCCGCTGAGTCTCGCGTTGCACGGCAACATTGACGCCCTGTACGGTGATGTCCTCCTCACCGGAAAGGATTCCGGTCGTATCAGACAGGAGCACCAAATCAGCGAGTTGTTGCAGCGCCACCTCGAACACGTCGCGGTCGACATTTGCAGCGACCGTTTGCAAGATTTTGGACGCATTCCCCATCAGCATGGCCAAGCCAGAAGCGGTGCGACCGGCACCGCCTCCGGGTTGACCACCAATGTATTTCGGAATCGCACTGACGTCGTCGGCGATATCAACGAACGCCTTGAACACCCCCATCAAATCCTGTGCGTTGGACTGCGGCTGAAAAAACTCAATTGGCGGTTTCGCGTTGTTCCCCACTGGATCATTAGTAACGTGCCATCGCTTCCACGGGTACAGATCATCTGTATTCTCTTCCGGTCTGGCCCTATCGTCATTGACCACCACCTGTGGACCTGATGCGATGGAGACGTTGTTGACCAGCGAGCGAAGCGTGGCATTGGCGACGTCCTGCAAATCCGCGATCATGTCCACCAACCCGTTGCCGAGTGGTGTCCCTGGCACCTTCTCGAACGATGTGGTGAAGTAATTGTGCCGCGCACGCGGTGACGGCGACAGATTGGCTTTTACAACATGACTTCCGATACAGTAGGCGTCGATCCGGTAATCGCGCAGTTCGTCGGAGATTCCTGGCATACCGTATTCTTGCAGCACACGCCCCTGCACGTTGCCGTGAAACTCCATCGAAGTAATCAAACCGGATCGATTCCATGCCGGGTTCTCGCGGGATTCGAGAACCGCACGTTCCGCATCAGTGGTATCCCAGTTGTCGTACAGCCCGCCACGGCCGTATTCATCCAAGACGGCGCGTACTTCGTCCTGATTGAACCCAGGAAGGTCCAGTAGGTCGTTAATCTCCGCGCGTGTCAGTCGCGACTTCTCGATCACGTTGGCATGAGAGATGTCGGCAACCCCCGGCGTCCACCAAATGTCGAACGGCGACACTCGCATCCAGAACATCTTCGGTACTTGAGCTACCGTCGGCTTGCCGCCCCCCGGTGGCCACTTAATTTCCGGTACGATCTTGACCATCGGACCCTTGAGACATGCGAACGGAAAGATCGGCAAATCCACAAGGAACTCAGCCAGTGCGTGATAGAACCCACCCTCGACCAAAAACTCTTCAACGCGCTCCTCCGATACCTTGGCCTGCTTGATCGCTTTCTTCTTGGCTGCCTCCTGCGCCGACTGGATCAGCGCCGTTCGTCTACCCTGCACGTCTTCCGGCTTAGGCTGCTGACCAGACGTCTGCATGATCATCTGTTGCTCTTGCGCCATAAGAGCTTCGATCTTCTGCATGATGTCGTCTGGAACGTCCGGGTCAGCCGGTGGATTGATCGACCAGGGACGGTCGGACCCGAGATAAATGTCGCGCAGAAGCGAGGAGGCCGCTCTACACTTCTGCGCGGTCAGGCGGGCATAAACTTGCGACCCACCGAACTTCATCACCTCCTGCATCTTGGTGGGAGAATACTGACCGTTGAAGGCGCGCAACGCCTCGACTAGCCGATTCGACCACCCCGCTGCGGTGTTACGGTGGTTGCGGAAAATCTCGAACTGGGTCTTGATGTAACCCACCAGTTCCGGCGTTGCCGGTTCCGGCGGGGCCATCTGCGCAGACTTCTCGTCTGCTTGCTGCTGATGCCACGCCTCAAGCGCCGCAGGCGGGACCACCTGCAGCACGCCCTGTTGACCTAGCGGATTCTGACCGTTGATTGCCATTCCGGCAGAAAATCAGGAATCCCTTAACAATTTATTAAGAACTTCGGGGTAAACGCCATCCCATGGCAGACCTTGACGAATATGCCATGGCCAAGCTCGCGCGCGAGATGGCGATGGCCATCCGCAACTACAAAGACATCTTCGCCGACTTCGGCATCTCCGAAGAGGACTACTACGAAATCGGGAAGAACCCGTTCTACATCCGGGCCAAGGAGCAGTTCACACTGGAATGGAACAGCACCCTATCAACCCACGACCGGGTCAAGATCACCAGCGCAGCCGGAGCCGAACAAGGACTGCTGGCAGTCACCCGACGAATGCTCGACCCCAACGAGCCGTTCCCCGGCGTGCTAACCGCCTTCAAGCAGTTGTGCCAAAACGCCGGTATTGGCGACCCCAAGAACGAACAAAAGCCAAGCGACCGCTTCGTGATCACCATCAATCTCGGTGCCGATACCGAGACATTCAACAAATCCGTGGCCATCGACGCCAACGACGTTGACCTGTCCGCCAAAAAAGACACGTCGATGAAGCTGGTCCGCTCTCCGCCGCTACCGGAACAGTAAATGCCCGTAGACTTTACGGCACCGCCGACGCTCGCCACCTTCATGAAGTCGAAGGCGTTTGGCCGAATTGCTGCGGGGCCTGTAGGGTCTGGGAAAACGACAGCATGTCTGATCGAAATTCTTCGGCGGTCAATGGCACAGGCCAAAGCACCAGATGGCTATAGGTACACGCGCTGGGCGGTAGTCCGGCAGACTCTAAAACAGCTAAAAGACACTGTTCTAAAAGATGCTCAATCTTGGTTTGAGGGTCTGGGCGAGTGGCGGGTATCTGAAAATACATATTATCTCCGTTTCGCAGATGTAAATTCCGAACTCGTCTTTATACCGCTAGAAAACAGCGAAGACCAAGCCCGTCTGCTCTCCATGCAGCTTACTGGAGCGTGGTTGAGCGAGGCGATTGAGATGAACTTCGACGTGCTCGCCCCGGTTTCTGGCCGCATCGGCCGCTACCCGAGTGGAAATCGCGGGGTTCCAAGTTGGTATGGGATCATTGCCGACACAAATATGCCAGTTGAAATGAGCGACTGGCACAAGTTCATGACTCAACCCCCACCGAACTGGCAAATCTTCCTTCAGCCAAGCGGCATGTCGCCCCTCGCCGAGAACCTGAACTATCTCCTGCAGACCGAAGACACGAAGGGTCTCCCCTTCAACCATCCATCGCGCATCGCGCAGGGACGCAAGTATTACGAACAATTTCTTCAGATGTACGGCAGCGAACACGCCTGGGTAAAGCGATACGTCTACGCGCAGTACGGTGATGATCCGTCCGGTGAAGCGGTCTTCAAGGCATCGTTCAAGCCATCGTTTCACGTCGTTCCCGAAACGCTTGTAATCCCCGGCTACCCGCTGATTGTCGGCCAGGACTTCGGCCGCAATCCATGGAGCCTCATCGGACAAGTCGATCACCTGGGCCGCTTGCTTATTCATATGGAAGTCCCCGCTACCAACATGGGCCC